TATAAAAATGGATAAAACAATTGCACAGGAAACAAACAAAATAAATATAGTTCCAACGTATGAAAATTTATTTATTACATACGTTAGATTATATTCTAAAATGAATGAGGGCGGAAAAAAACAAATTGAGATAGAATTTTCTAAATATGCAAAAAGATTAAAAGCATATGATAAAGTTTTATTAAATGATTTAAATAATAAGGACGGTAAATAATGAAACTAGAGACACTAAAAAAAGCTGAAGACTTTAAACAAGGTCATTTGAATTTAGTTCAATATTTTTTAAAAAAGGGTTGCACCTTTTCTGTTGAAGATATTGAAGAACAAAAAATGACACTTGAAAAATCTTCAAATTATGAAGATATAAAAAAAGCAATCAACACTTATGAAACCCATTTAGAAATATTTATGGGTGTAGCCATGATCAGTAGAGTTTGGATAATTCCATATAATGGTGGAATTGATAATGTTGTTGATTATACCGTTAATCTTCAAGTTGATAAATGGGCCGATAAGTTTGAAAAAACTATGGAGGAATTAAACTAATGAATTGGAAACAATACATTAAAGATTGTATCAAGGTAGGGCTAGAAAGCCCTATCCCCTACAAAGTAATCCCTTACAAAAATGGTATAGGAATTAAAAAGATTGAGTTTTTAACTGTATCAATTCGTAATGGTGTTAAACATTATCATGTAAATAATAGAGGGAAATTATAATGAAAAATAGCTATCAGGGTTATTGGTTCAGTTGTGAAACAACTTACAGTGACAGCATTGGTTCTCGTAAATGGGTTCTATTATTAGAGGGCAAATCAAATGGTAAAATGCATTCAATCGGTTTAGATAATAGAATGACATTGGGTCAAGTGTTAGACCTTGCTTATTTAGAAATAGATAAGCAAATATTATTAGACAGTAAACAAGCCTAGTACACCCACCACACCGAGCCGTTGACCATGTGCCAACGGCTCTTTTTTTTACACTAGCAATACAACCTGTGCGTGTGCCTTGTTTTTTGTAGGGGTCTCATTGGCTAGGCGATTTTTTTTTGCTACATAGAGTGCGAAGCACATTATTAGAAGTATGTAACTAAATGTTAGTATATATAGTCGGATATGAATGGTTTCAGAGCCTAAATTCATTATTGCTTTATAAAACAATAAGGAATACAACAATAACTGTTACCAACATTCAATAAAAAATTTTATAAAAAAAATTTTTCAAAATGCAAATAGATTTAGATAAAATAAAGAAGCTACCCCCTGACGTACGTAAAGACTTCATGAAGATGTATCTGAAGTTAGGTGAGGAGAAAAAGAAAAAACTTGCCCAAAAAGATTTCTTAAGCTTCGTTAAACAGATATGGCCTGAATTCATTGAAGGCGAGCATCATAAAGTTATTGCAGATAAATTCAACAAGCTAGCGTCAGGCGAGATCAAGCGATTGATTGTCAATATGCCACCCAGACATACGAAATCAGAATTTGCGTCTACGCTATTACCTGCTTGGATGATCGGGAACACACCTAAACTAAAAATTATCCAAACAACTCACACAGGAGAACTTGCTGTAAGATTCGGACGTAAAGCGAAAACACTAATTGATTCTCCTGAATATCAAGACATTTTTAAAACTAGACTACGAGAAGATAGTCAGGCTGCAGGAAGATGGGAAACCGCTCAAGGTGGAGAATACTTTGCTGCTGGTGTTGGCGGCGCTATAACAGGCCGTGGTGCGGATTTACTGATTATAGATGATCCACACTCGGAACAAGACGCAATGAACATGTCAGCTCTCGAGAGGGCTTATGAATGGTATACATCAGGTCCACGTCAAAGGTTGCAACCTGGTGGAAAAATTGTTTGCGTAATGACGAGATGGAATACTAAAGACTTAACTGGAGTCTTATTAAAGAATCAAAGCGAACCTAAATCAGATCAGTGGGACTTGGTTGAGTTTCCAGCAATCATGCCATCAGGTGATCCTGTTTGGCCAGGCTATTGGAAGTTAGATGAATTAGAATCGGTTAAGGCATCACTATCCGTTGGTAAGTGGAATGCCCAGTGGATGCAGAACCCAACTTCTGAAGAAGGTGCAATTATAAAACGTGAGTGGTGGCAACATTGGGACAAAGACGAACTGCCTGCTTTGGATCATGTCATACAATCATACGATACCGCCTTCATGAAAAAAGAAACTGCCGATTACTCTGCAATCACTACTTGGGGTATCTTTCGTGAGAATGAAGATAGTGCTCCACAAATGATTCTACTCGATGCCATGAAGGAAAGATTAGAGTTTCCTGAACTACGAAGAGTGGCTAAAGAACAATATGATTACTGGCAACCTGAAACAGTTCTAGTTGAGGCGAAAGCATCTGGATTGCCCTTGACTTACGAACTACGGAACATGGGTATACCTGTTGTCAACTACACACCATCACGTGGAAACGATAAACATACCAGAGTGAATTCTGTTGCACCTTTGTTTGAATCTGGTAAGATATGGGCACCTACGGATAAACAGTTTGCTCAAGAGGTAATGGAAGAGTGCGCTGCGTTTCCCTATGGTGATCATGATGACTTGGTTGATAGTATGACTCAAGCTGTTATGAGATTTAGGCAGGGAGGATTAATTGGGCACCCAGAAGATTATAAGGATGAACCGACTCCTAATAGAAAATTTAAGTATTACTGGTAAACTATGACATTAGGAAAAAAATCAGGACCACCCCCAAAAAGAGGACCCAATCCACAAGGCTTGAATATTAAGAATAATACTGTTAAGACAGTGAAACTGGAGAAATTAAATGGCAGAAATAGACAAGGCTCTTCCAAACGTTGAGCAAACGGTAAACATACCAAGTCCCGATGACATTGAAGTTGCGGAACAAGAAGAAGAGGAATCGCAAGGCGATGGTTCTCCTGATGTTCAAGAAAACGAAGATGGTTCGGTAGACATTAATTTTGAACCAGGATCCGTGAATCCAGGTCAAGACGAAGGTCACTTCGCGAACCTAGCAGAATTATTACCAGACGATGTATTAGATCCATTGGGTCATGAGATGTCTGAAAATTACATGGACTATAAATCTTCTAGAAAAGATTGGGAACAATCTTACGTTAAAGGTTTAGATCTTTTAGGATTCAAGTACGAAGAATCAACACAACCATTCAAAGGTGCCAGTGGTGCAACTCACCCAGTTCTCGCCGAAGCCATTACTCAATTTCAATCATTAGCTTACAAAGAATTATTACCATCAGGCGGTCCTGTTAGAACACAGATGGTTGGTATACCGACAGCAGAAAAAGAAGCGCAATCTCAAAGAGTAAAAGATTACATGAATTATCAAATCATGAATGAGATGAAAGAGTATGAAGCAGAGTTTGACCAAATGTTATTTTACTTACCCCTATCAGGTTCAGCTTTTAAAAAAGTTTACTACGATGAAGTTATGGAACGAACGGTTTCAAAATTTGTACCCGCAGATGATTTAGTTGTGCCGTACACAGCAACATCATTAGATGATGCAGAATCAATTATTCACGTTGTTAAAATGTCAGAGAACGAATTAAGAAAACAACAAGTCGGTGGATTCTATAGAGATGTAGAAATTACACCAGGCTCGGAGCATGAATCTGAATCTGAAAAAAGAGAACGTGAGTTAGGTGGTGTTAGTAAAGGTCGAAGCCAAAACATGTTTACCTTATTTGAGTGTCACGTTAATTTAGATCTTGAAGGTTTTGAAGATGCTGGAGAAGACGGTGAACCTACAGGAATTAAATTACCTTACATCGTCACCATAGATGAAGCCTCAAGAGAAGTCTTATCGATTAGAAGAAACTATGAAATCGGTGATAAGAAGAAAAGTAAAATAGATTATTTTGTCCACTTTAAATTTTTACCTGGTCTAGGGTTTTATGGCTTTGGTTTAATTCATATGATTGGTGGACTATCAAGAACTGCCACAGTTGCCTTAAGATCATTATTGGATGCGGGAACGTTATCTAATTTACCTGCAGGATTTAAAATGCGTGGTATCAAAATGCGTGATGAAGGACAACCCATTCAACCAGGAGAGTTTAGAGATGTCGATGCTCCAGGTGGAAATTTAAGAGATGCCTTCATGCCATTACCATTCAAAGAACCGTCACAAACTTTATTACAACTTATGGGTGTCGTGGTACAAGCAGGGCAACGATTTGCATCGATTGCCGATCTGCAAGTAGGAGACGGGAATCAGCAAGCAGCAGTGGGCACGACAGTTGCTATGCTTGAACGTGGCTCACGAACCATGTCAGCAATCCATAAAAGATTGTATGCATCAATGAAAAGAGAATTCAATTTAATGGCAAGAGTATTTAAATTATACATGCCACCAGTTTACCCTTATGATGTCGTAGGCGGTCAAAAAGAAATCATGCAAACTGATTTCGATGATCGTGTTGACATTATTCCAGTTGCAGATCCCAACATCTTTAGTCAGACCCAAAGAATATCCCTCGCCCAAACGGAGATGCAACTGGCTGCCTCAAACCCAGCAATTCATAATCAATATGAAGTGTATAGAAATATGTATGAAGCATTAGGGGTAAAAGATATTGATCTAATATTAATTAAACCAGAAGCACCGATGCCAAAAGATCCTGCACTAGAACACATAGATGCATTGGCTGCAAAAAATTTCCAAGCATTTCCTGGTCAAGATCATAGAGCACATATTACAGCCCACTTAAACTTTATGGGAACTAACATGGTTAGAAATTCACCACCTATATCTGCTGCTATACAAAAAAATTGTCTAGAGCATATTAGTTTAATGGGTCAAGAACAGATTGAATTAGAGTTTAGAGATGAGTTAATGCAGCTACAACAAATGATGCAGATGATGCAGAACCCACAAGCAATGCAACAGAACCCTAATTTACAAAATCAAGTTCAAATGATGCAACAAAAGATAGAAGCTAGAAAAGCTGTGTTGATTGCAGAGATGATGGAAGAGTTTATGAAGGAAGAACAAGAAGTTACAGGTGATTTCGGTAATGATCCTATTGCAAAACTAAAAGCAAGAGAACTAGATCTAAAAGCTAGTGATAATTCTAGAAAAGTAAAAGAAGGTGAAGAGAAAATGAATCTAGATAAGATGAAAGCTATGATGAACCAAGGCAACGTTGATGAGAAACTAGATCAAAACGAAGAATTGGCACATTTACGTGCAGATACATCTATTGAGAAAATTATATTAAACAATGCACTAAAACAGGAAAAGTAAATGATCAATAAAAAAGAAAAAAAGACTTTAACGAAACATAAAATACACCATACGGCAAAACATATGGCGCAAATGAAAAAAGATATGAAAAAAGGTGTGAACTTTAAAAAATCACACATCAAAGCTATGAAAAAGGTGGGTGCATAATGTGGTTTGGTGCACTTAAACTAGCTTTAAATGCTGGAACCCATATTTATAAGAAAAAACAAGAGACTAAAATGTTAATGGCTGATGCTGCATCAAAACATGCATCTAAAATGGCCTCTGGTGAGTTAGAATTTAACGGCAAGCTACTTGAAGCTAGACAAAACGATTATAAG